GCCTATTTGCAAAGTTTCCCTTGCAAATACACTTCGTCCTTCTTTTCGAGGTCTTACGACAACTCTTGAGAAGATGGATCCGACTTTGGATAGTCGGCGTCAGGGTTCCTTTAAATCCACTAGTGGTGAGGTCCCAACGGTACGGTGCTCCTGCGCTAAGAACGCGCTCCGTACTAGGCTGACGATAGAGTCTGCACTGCGAGTCATTCGGGTCAGATTCTCCCTTCCTAAGGGCGAATTACCGGACTTGGGTGCTAGCGAACTCAATCGTTACCATCTCTTCCTCCTCTCTCCCCCCGGGCCCAATCGGGCCTCCCTCCCCTTCCCTCGTTCCCAGCACGGCTGGAGCGAGGGCCTCCCCCTACTTCGTCGGCTTGGTCGCCGCGACAGATGGATGATGGCCTTATCGATATCATCAGTCAAGAAAAATCTGCCGGACGACTGCTGTAAGAAGCATCCCCCCCCCCCCGTCAAAAAAGAATGGATGGCCAGAGCTTGCCAGAATTCTCCCCCTACCTCCAGTTTCGCGTACCTGGAATTCTGTAGAAGGATAGTTCGTGAGAACTTTCGCTTTGGATGGGACGAGTCACTCTACCCCTCCTTCTGTTATTCTTTCGTCCCGAATGCTTCGGCAAGGTTTGATCGCCTTGCGTCGGACAAGTTCTGGAGTCAGAAGAGCAGTCGGAAGGAGTTTCTCGCTACTACCCTCGGCGGAGGTCCACTCCCGGGCGCCCTAAAGGCAGAAATGCAAATGCGTTACAAAGAAGTACCTACTTGTGGGAAGGTCAGACCCATGGGCATACCCAGCTGCCATTACGACTTACTCGCGCCTCTACACAAAGCAATTTACGGACATCTCTCGTCCAAGGATTGGCTTTTGGTTGGCCCGCCAACCGAGAAAAGAATAGGGAAAATTTGCACTAATCGGTTTCAAACCTCAATCGATTTAACTAACGCAACGGATGGGCTTAGACTCGATGCCACAGAAGCAATTCTGGGGTCTCTTTTGTCCAAGGCTTCGTCCATCCCAGGTATCGTGCGGAAGCTCGCTTGTGATTCGTTACGAGCCGAGTTCGTGGAAGGGAAAGGGAGAGTTGTTGGCGAGGTCACCCATGGACAAATGATGGGCACTTATCTTTCGTTTCCTTTGCTTTGCCTAAGTTCCTATTGCGCTGCTAGATGGGCAGCTAGGGACGACAAAGCGCTCGCATTCTTGTGAATGGCGACGACGTTCTCATCTCTTCCAGGTTTAAACTGGTCAAGAACAATTATGACGAAGGTTTCTGCGTGAACATGCAGAAGACCGGAGTCTTTGAGAGGGTCGCCGAGATAAACTCGACGTGCTTCGCGCGAGAAGGAAATCGCTGGAAAGAGGTGCGCCATTTGAGACGGGGTGGAGGGGTTGTCGATGAGGTGGAAGGAGTGCAGCACCTGGCGACCGCGTGTAAGAAAGCAGGTGGAAAGTGGATCTCTGCGTTTATAAAGAGCAGGATCGGTAAGCGACACAAGATAAGGCCCTCGGAGCTAGGCCTACCGTTGACTAACCGAGACTGCTGGCAGAGAGAGACTTCCCTTCGAGACAATTACTGCATATTATATGAGGACAAAGGGAATAAGACTGATGAGCGGTTGGAGGCTGCGTATGAGGAGCCCCTCCCGGAAGAGCGGGAATGCCTTAGGGAATTCCTGTTCAACCACGGTCGGATGGGTAGAAGGCGTGAGACACAGAAGCGTCGTTATCTGAACAGATGTAAAATCGTTCGATGCCGAGTTTCTCGCCAGACAAGAACTTCTACCGGAAGATCGTTTGGAGGGGGTCTGACTTACATCACCCCGGCGGAAGAGGAGAAAATTAATGGACTGTTGGTTGAAAGGAGAGGACCACCTAGGAAGATTCTTGGCTTCCTGGTTCGCGATTGGAATCCGACAGAAAATTATAGAAAATACAAAAGAGATGGC